TTGCAAATTCAATCAATATCTTTCTTAGGGATGTATATACGCCACAAGTCCAAGCATTAACAGTTATGCGCAACATATCATCCGCAGTTACTATTTGAGAAGATTCTGTTTTTTTGCCATAATACAATCCAACAGTAGAAATGCCAGATATGAGCTTAATTTTGGTTTCCTCTGTAGCATCATAATTTACCCATGTTGCCCCGCCATCATTTGTATATTCAACGGTGATTCCTTGCGATTTACATAACGCAAATTTATTGCCTCCAATGACTGATACCATTGCCGCATCCGTTGGAGATACTTCACCACTAAGATTTTTGCCACCCCATAACATATCATTATCATGAACAGTCTGCTTCGGATGCACATGATCCCCTCTGGCATACGCGCTTTCCGAACCAGCCGACGCCGTCCCCGGCGCCTTCGGGGTGGTGTTGGAGGCTGGAGCCACGGCCACGGCTCCATCAATCTGATCCCCGGCGGCATTGTGCGCCGTTGCACCTTCCAACAGGGTTTCCGGGGTAACGCTGTCTCCCGTCAGGTCGACCAGCGTATTCCCCGCGAAATCGACTTTACTGACGCCCATATCAAACCTCCGCGGCCTTGCCGATGGTGACGGTCTTACCGCCAGCGGAATTGTCCGCCTCGTTATAATAGATGGCGTTGACGACCACCTGAGACAGATAATCATAACCCTCATCCGGGATGACAGTCTGCGACGTGGTCAGCGGATCGACCGTCTTGCTCTGGACGGTGATGGCCTCACCGCCGTAGGTGCCCTCGACGCCGAGAATGGTCACGCCCTTTTTGATGTTGGCCGCAATGATCTTCGCTGCCTCGTCGGGGTCGATGACGCACTTGCCGGAGCCGTCGTGATAGCCCAGCGGGACGATATACTCGCCATTGACCGTGCTGATCTTCGCGGCTACTGCACCGTTGTTCGGCATCTCGCCGGTGATCATCGTGCCGCGCGCGCCTGCCGTCTTGCCGATGAGGATTTCCGACGCCTTGACCGTTGCGCCCGAGGTGTCGAGATCAAACGTGCAGGAGCCTGTGTGGATCTCGCCGTCAGGGCCGTGGAACTTATAGCCGAGAAGGACTTTTCCGTCCGCGATGGTGTCGGCAGTCAGGTCGATCAGGACAGTGCCGCCGTAGATGATCTTGCTTTTACCCATTTTTATACCTCCGATGCAATATAAACTGTGTCCCCAGTGGGATTGGATGTTTCGTAATACGGAATCTTGGTGACGGTCACGTCCTTGTTGAGCGTCTTTCCGGCGGTCTCAAGGACGGTCGGCGCGTTGGCCTTTGGGATGACCGTGTATTCGCCCTCATAAGGCTCTCCCCCGCCCGTGTGGACAATTTTGATGTTATCGATTGCAAATACAATGTTCGGCTTCCCGCCGATGTCAAAGCGGATCGCCATCACAGCACCACCTTACTGATGGAATCGCTCACGCGGATGCCCTCAATGCTGGTGCCGATGACAACCGGCTCCGCGCCAGCGAATTTGACGCGGATCTGAACGGCCTGAGAAGCGCTTTTAAACTGAAAGGTTTCCTCCTGCGTCAGAGGGAACAGGAAGTTTCCGTCTGTGTCCGTCGTGACCTCACCGGGATACACCTTGCGCAGCTTTCCGACGATGAACTCGATCATCTCAATCTTGGATAGGTCGAGCGGTTCGCCGTCCTGCGTCCCAGTAAATACAATGGCGTACTGGTCGCCTTGCATGATTTTTAGGCTCATAGCTACCTCCTTACTTTGGCTTGCCGACCTTGCACAGCACCACATAGCTGCCGCTGACGCGGGCAATCAGGACGCGATTGCCCGCAGCGAAGGTGACGTCCGGATTGCATCGGTAGTGCTTGGCCGTCGCCTCAGTCTGGCCGGGGAAGATCAGCGAGACGCCGTCCGTGTACTTCGCGCCTATGGTTGCCAGCGAGAGCAGCGGCGATTCCTGCGTGCTCTCAAGCGTGGCCACAAACAGATCCATCATGCAATCACCGTCCTTTTTGCTGTGTGCTGCATCATCTGGCCGGCGGCCATGGTCAGCGACCAGCCGGTCTCCTCGTAGATCCCGGACAGCTCCGGATCGTCGATGGAGATGATGTCCCCGACGCCGTGCCCCGGCTCATTAAGTGTCTGAAATGTGATGGTTCGTGCCGCTAACATGGATTCATTCCGGGCGCGGTCTGCGGCGGCCTGAAGCTCATCCTGGCTTGCAATGTTGTCCACACGCTGCACATCGACGATGCGCATTTTGCGCTTGAAAGTGGATGTGCTGGACGTCGGGGACTCGTTGACCGCCGTGGCCACCATGTCGGCGTCGAGATCTGGGTTGCTGCAGATTCGGACAAAGACGTTCGGCGCGTTGAAAATGTCCGTCTCGTCGTTGTGATCCGGCCCGATCGGCTGCGCGTGGACGACGTCGGTATCGGAATAGGCATGATCGATGCGGTCGGCGCTGGGCTGTTCATACGGCTCCAAATGCGCGATGCCGCTGCCGTCGAACCACACATCGCTGTAATTGATCTCGGCCAGTAGCTGATTGATGATAGCCAGATAGGTCGTACCGATCTCCCAATCCTCGCGGTCTGTCTGGAGCGTGGCTGTGGACGGAGCCGCAATGACCAGCCCGATCCCGGCCTCCGTGAGCATCTGTCGGATCTTCGTAATGTAGGACGTGCCGGCGGCGATGTGCAGGATGTTCTCCGTGCGCTGGTTTTGCAGCCGCCAGCAGCGGTCATAGGCCTCAATCTGGACGACCGTGTTGTATCGGTCGGTCGCGCGGCTCGGAGTGGCCGTCTGGAAGACGCCCAGCGGCGTCTCCACGCCGTTCAGCCGCATGACGGGCTGCAGCTCGTCTGACAGCAGATCGACCGTGTCGGGCACGTAGAACCGCCCGGAGAAGCTGCCTTTGATCTCGGCGTCCTTGTTGACCATGATATTGGGATTGTCGCCGCTGCGCCAATGGAGCCGGGCAAACTCGGCTCCGTTGCGCAGGACGTTGACGTGGTAGGAGACGTCACGAATCAATGTTGATCTCCTCCTTTCGGTCGATCTGTTCGATGGTAAAGCTGTAAGTGCTGAAGAAATCGTCAGAGTTTTCCGTGATGCTGGCCGGGTAGCCGATAATCATGTTGCCCTCCGGCGTCTTGCAGCAGGTCAGGTGTCCGAGCAGTGCCCTGAGAGACTGCCGCTCCGCGTCGTCCGCGCAGACGCAGGCGATCCGCAGCGCGCGGGACTTAAATTCGCTCCGCTCGGCGACCGGGTAGGTGTGCCCGGAGAGCTGGACATATTGGATGTCCTGGGACAGGCTCAGACCCGTGCTGCGGTGTGCCGAAGAATCATAGAGGAAATGCAGCCACTCGCCGCGCTCCATGTCGTAGAGTCGGACGTTGTCTGTGCCGACCGTGATCTCCACGGCCTCGGACAGACTGTAATTGTCGCTGTTGTCGTAGCAGCCGCGCACCTGATAGCGCACACCACCAATGCTGGCTGCATCGGTGTGGCTCGGTTCCGTGACCTTTGCGATAGCCACTCCATTCCGATAGACCAGATAGTAGTCAAAGCTGCCCGGCGTCCAGCTGAGCGCCGCCTCAATGCCGCCCTCGGCGGTCAGCGTGATCGCGCCGCCCGGTACGTTTACGACCGGGAGCGCCGCCGTGCCCCACGGCGACCAGAAGCCGTATTCGTTTTGCACACGGACGCGCGCTGTGTAGCTGCCATCGGCCAGATAAAATGGGGCTTTCCACGTCTTCCCGGTTCCGAAGCGCGTACCGGAGGCATAGACGCCGTCGATTTCGACTTGGTAGGCTTGCTGTTCATCCGACTGCCAGCGGATCTCCGGGCGCGGGTTCGCTGACAACACAGTGACGCTCGGGGCAGCCGGTGCGCCGATTGCAATAAATTGTGCTGCATCGCTCCAACTGCCTGCTGTACCGTCTGTGTTGTAGGTGCGTACTCGCCAATATTTCGTCCCACTGCCAAGCGTATTTGCTGGGGCTGTGTAACTTGTCAGCGCTCCTGTTACGGTCGCGAGTGACGACCATGTCTCTTTGTCACTCGAAATTTCAAGGTCAGCTTTTGTCTGCGCCGTACCGGTCGCGACGGAATGTTGCCACGAAAAGGACACAGAGCGGCTTGCATCGACAACGACATCAATAGGCTCCAACGGGGTTGCCGTCGGCGTAGAATCTTTTGTGGAGATTGTGATCCAATCCGAGGTCGTCGTCACACCAGAGTTGGAAACGACGGATACTCGCCACTGAATTTGATTACTGGATGGGAATGTGTTCGCTGGAATAATGCACTGTCCTGTCTGCGGAGTAGCCGCGACGGTATGCACAGTACCGGTTGTTCCGTCTCTCCACTGGAGTGTGCAGGTTGTTTCGGTCACATCTCCATAGCACCAGCCGGATGCAGCAGACGCCCATGTAAAGGTTGCTGCTTTCGTCCGATCCACAAATCCGCCAGCTGCCGGAGATTGCCCCGAAATACTCAGGCCGATAACCTCATCATAGACTGTGACGACAATATAGGGAGGATAAGACGATCTTGATGTATAGACGTTGGTTTGCTTCCCGGTCAGCGCGTCGATACAGATATTCAGTCCGTGGGAAAAGATAGATTTCAGCCCGTCGCGCTCAAAATTGCTTGAAATATAGGGGGACCGCGCATAGTTGTCCTTAAAACTGTTTGTGTAAAAAAACTGATGGCCAAATCTCTCCGGCTGCGAATTGTAGGTCGCAGATTTCTCAGAAAAATCGGTTTTTAACGCATATCCATAAAACCCGTATGCATCATTGGGCGCATCCGTGCCGACGAACAGCTGAAGCTGCCGGATTTTCTTGAATTGTCCCGCAGTGGCCATTGCCGCAAAATGCACCAAAAGGCCATCTGCTTTATCTTGCAAATTCTCCTTCGTGCCGCTGCTGAAATTGGTATTTGGGAGTTGCAGGCTCACTAATGCAGATCTGTCCGCCTGAATTGTATAGTCTGGCATTTACGTCCCTCCCATCCGTACCACTCTGCGGCGATCCTGCACGATGCGGAGGATGTCCTCAAACTCCCGCACCGTGTGGGCGTCGATCGTGATGTTATAGGTGTCTCCGCCGCTCTGGCGGGTCTCCTGCGCGGTCAGGATGCGCGTGCCCTGCGGCAGGATCGCGGTCTCTGCGCCGTGCTCGCTCAGCAGCGTCCGCCCGCCGGGGAACCAGTCTGTTCCGCTGGCGTTGCGCCGCCACGATCCGGCATTTTTCCACGCCTCAAAGGTCCCTTGCGCCGTCCCAGCGGAAACCTCGCTGTTATACATTGACCGCAGCTCCGCGTCCGTGTAGGTGCCCTCGGTGATCCAGCCCGCAGACTGTGAATAGCGGTAGCCGTTATAGGCCCCGCTGGCACGCTGCATGTTGCTGAGCTGGCCGGAGCTGGCGTTCAGGCCGAGTGCAGTTCTGATCTTATCGCCGTTGAACGTAAACAGGCCGACAATAACGTTGGCTGTGTCTGCAATCAGGGCAACCGTTTCTGCGATCGGTTTCAATGCTGCGGTCAAAGCCGGAAGAACAGCGGAGATCAGCGAACCGAGCGGTTCCAGCAGCGCAACGGAAGATTCGAGGATACTGCCGAAGGCATCGACTGCGCCGGACTCGACCAGCGTCTTGCCGACCTTCTGGATCAGCTCTCGGATGTCCTCCAGCGCTTTTGTCAGGTACGGCGCAAACTCGGCGGCCATCTGATTTTTGACGGCCTCCTGTGTCTTCTGCAAGGTTTGGAAGCCGGTGTCTACGGCTTTCAGCGAGGTCAGCGCGTCATTGTCGAGCACATAGCCCATGTCGTGCGCTTCGTCCGCGTACTGTTTCAGCGCGTTGCTGCCCGCGTCGATCAGCGGATTCAGCTCCTGCGCGGATTCCGACATGAGGTCCATTGCAACGGCGTCGCGCTCCGTGCGGTTTTCCATCTGGCCGAGCGCGTCGATGGTGTCGTAAAACACATCCTCGGCGCTGCGGAGATTGCCGTCCGCGTCCGTGATGGCCACGCCGAGCTTGGCATAAGCGGCGGCGGTAGCTTCATTGCCGTCCCGCGCCTCCTGCATCTTGTTGGTGGTCTCTTTGAGAGAGTCGCGGATGCGGTCGGACGAAACACCGATCATTTCGGCTGCATAGTCAAACTCCTGAATGGACTCGGTTGACTGCCCAGTGACGGAGGACAGCTTCAGAATTTCAGACGCCGCAGCGCCTGCCTCTTTCGTGATGTCAACGAGGGCCTTTTCGGCCTTGACCACGGCAGCGGCCACAAGGCCGAGACCGGTCACAGCCAGAGCCGCACCTGCATGGATGCCGTTGAGAGACTGCACGGCCTTCTGTGCGCCCTCTGGAAGCTGGATGCCAAATTTGCCGGACACGTCCGTCAGCGCGTCACCGAGGCCGCGCATGACCTCGTTGTTGCCGGAGAACTCCTCCTTGAGATTGGCAAACAGGCCCTTGATGCCGCCGCCCTGCTCCTTGGTGTCGGACAGAGCTTTTTTCAGCTTGCCAAAAGCGTTCGTCGTGCCGTCTGCCTCTCTCTGTGCTTTTTGGAGCGCGTCCTCGTTATCCTTCAATGCACGCTCCATCTTGACCAATTCGGCCTGTGCGTTGTTAAGCTGCGTTTTCCAGCGATTGGTGCGCTCATCGGCTTCGCCGTAGGCGGAGGCCGAGGACTGGAGCGCCTTTTCGATCTGCTCGATTTTTTCCTTCTGCGTCAGGATCGTGCGGTCGAGGATGTCGTTTTTCTTGGTCAGCGCTTCGACGCTGTCCGCGTTATCCCGAAACTGCTCGGACGCGAGATTCAGCTCGGATTTCAGAACGTTCAGTCCGCTCTTGATCTCGGCCAGCGCAGCCTTGTATTCGCGCTCGCCATCCATTTTGACTTTTGTGTTGATACTCGGGGCAGCCATCAACCGCCACCTCCCATCAGATATGCCGACAACGACAAGCGGGCGGGCTTCTCCGGCTCCGCAGGAGCCTCAGAAACGAAACGCCGGCTCGGTGCGCCCATGAGCTTGAAAAACTCACGGTAAAGCGCTACGCACCGCGCCGGCGTCATTGTCCGCCAGAAAACGGCCTCGTCGTTATGCAGGACATTGATCCAGATATTCAGATACCAAGCGAAGTTCAGGCCGTCGCTGCCGCTTCCTTGGTCTCCACGTTTTTTGTTTCTTCTTCGGTCGTTTCTTCTTCGGTCGTTTCTTCTTCGGTCGTTTCTTCTTCGGTCGTTTCTTCTTCGGGCTGTTCCGCCTCGTCATCGTCCGGATCCAGGACCGCTGAGAACAGCAGGCCGAACACATCGCCCTGGATGCGGCGGAACTCCTTCCAGCTCACCGCGCGGCCGATCTCGCGATCCGTGACGGAGAGATCCAGCCCGGCAGCGTTTGCGGCCTCGTTGACCAGCGCCGCGAGCAGCCGCGTGAAATTCCGGAAGGAGCGCTCTTCATCGAGCAGTTCCTCCAGTTCGCCGGCCGCCTGAAGATCTGCCAGCACGTTGAAATTGCAGCAGAGCTGGAGCGTGTGGCCGCCATACTCAAACGGCAGCGTTTTCAAACGGAGATCCATGGTTTATCCTCCCTCCGTGACGACGGTCGGTTCCGTCGTGAAGCAGGCGTCGAGCCATGCAATGGCCTCGGCCTCGGTGTCAAACGATTCCCACTCCATCAAGTGGCCTGCGTCATCGACCAGCGCTTCGCCGGAGGTCGTCGGCGTCTGGAAGTTGATCTGCTCGCCCATGGTCTGGAGCGTCTTGCTGGGCGGGCCGAACAGCGTCTTGTGGACGAAGATGGCCGTGAACTTCTCCACGCCGTCGATCATATCCGGCGCATAGAATCCGCTGCCGACGTACTGACCGGTCGAGGTCTTGCCGTAGGCCATGCTCTTCACGGTCTTGGGCGAGCCGGAACCGACCGAACGGCTCAGCTCATACGCTTTGAAAAGCAGCTTCTGCGTCTCGTCCGGGATGTACTTCACGCCCTGGCTGACCGTCAGGCCCGTGACCTTCTTCATGTACTCGGCCAGCGCTGACTCGGCATAGAGACGTCCCTCCGCGAACTTGAGTTCGAGGTTCGCCGTCATTGCGTCGCCCATGGACATCGGCGTGTCATAACTGATTTTCTTCTGCGTTTTGTCGTAATTGTATTTCGCGACCTTCATGCCGCGAAGATCAAATTCAGGCATGTCATTCTCCTTTCAGAATGTCGGCAGCGACGTCGGACATTTTGTCGTTGGCCTGCTGCCAGGTGTTGTGTACCGCGGTCGACCAGTAATAGTCTGCCGGGATCTTGCCGCCGGTTCGCCGGCCGTAGTTCAGCACGAAACCCTTTGTGCCGTACCGCTGCCCACGTTTGTCCTTCCCATGGATCGTGACGAACATATACGGGACGCCGTTTTTGTCCTTCCGGACGACGCGGGCTTTTGTGATATGCCGCAGCGTCTCGCCGGTGCGCCGCTGGCGGCCGGGGTTGTTATGTCCGGACTCCACGAAGGCGGATTTTACAGAGGACAGCATAACCTCGGAGCCGGCTGTCAGCATCCGCTTCACGTTCTCGTCGGTAAATAGATCGGCCTTATTCAGCTGCCGGATGGCCTCTTCAATGCCGTCGGTCTCCATCTGCGCCATCAGATCACCTCACAGGGAATGTCCGTGTAGTAGGTGGCTGTCTCGACGTCGTAGGAGTGCTCCGGCATCTGCATCGCGATATGCGCATCCGCCAAAGCCTTTGAGACTTCGGCGGGGAGCGTATCATCTTCGGTTTGCGTGGCCACGGTCACAACGGCCTGATAGATCGTGGCGAATGGGCGGCCGTTGGCGTAGGCGTAGCGCTCGCCGGTCGGCGTCCAGACCAGATAGCGGAGCAGCTGCTCGCCGTCGTTTGTCGTCTCCGGGGCCTGTACCTTGTAGACCGCGTCCGGCAGGACGGTCTTGAGCGCGTTCTCAATTTTGGAATAGCTCATATTTCCCCTCCGGTTCCGCAAGGCTTAACGTGTTGATGTCGAGGCCGTCGGCATCCTGTTCGCGCTGCGCCTGGTCGATGCGATAGACGTGGCCGTCCTCCAGTGTGCAGTATTGGTCAGCCTCGATCGGTGCGTCGAAGACGCTGCGCGGCATGGACACCATGCGCACGAGCTTCTGCCCGGCCTGCTTCCCGGCGTAAAACCGGGAGGCGTACACCGTGCGCTCGCAGTAAAAGTGCTGGCTGACGGTCTTGAGCTTGCGCACGGCAGGAGACCGACCAGGGAGCAGCGTATAGATCGTCAAAATCTTGTCGTAGATCATCCGCCGTCCCTCATTTTCTCGTGGCACAGCCGGTCCTTGATCATGATGTCAAGATTCCGGGGGAGTGCCGCCCGCTCAGTGTTGCCGCGGGCACGATACATCCACGCGGCTACGGAGCCGACCAGCATGTCATCCTCGTCGCTGTCGTCCGCCAGCGTGATGCCGCGCCGGCGGACAAAGGATTCGGCTGTGGTCAGCAGACCGCGCATATAAAGCTCCTGTTGATCAGCGCACGACAAAATGCCAAGATCAACCTTCATGTAAGTCAGACGCAGGTCTGCTGACATTCTACAGCCCCCTCTCTTACGCCTTGGCGGTCACGCTGCCGGAGCCAACGGCCACGGCCTTGCCGTCCGCGTTGACCTCGACGACGGTGATGGTCGCGCCGGTCGTGGCGCTCTTGATGGTTTTATTTGCGGGCAGATTTGTCCAGCTCTTATCGACGGTCTCGCCGTTCGCTACAGGCACGGCCTGACCGCCGACCTGATACTTCAGCGTGCCGGAGCCGTTGCCAGCCACCGTCACGGTGCTGTCGCCGGACGCGCCGGTGCCGGCTGCCGTCGTCACGATCAGAGTGCCGAGCGGATCGTTTGCGAGATTCGGCGCGAAGGAGATCGAGGTCGTGGGCGCGGTGTTGTGGAAGTTCACAAGCACGAACGCTTCGCCGCGTGCGGGCTTGCCGTCATAGCGGCCAATGGAGCGGTATACCGTCATATTGCGGAGGAAGAACGGGATATCAGACGACGCAATGGATGCGCCTTCGCGCTCCGACATGCGCATCAGACTGCCGAAGCCTCCGGCGATGTCGTTGTCGGCCATGAAGTCAAGTTCGATAATGTCGCCGCCGACGATCGGGAAGGTGTTATTGATGCCGGCAGTGATCGCAGCAGCAGAGTCAAATGCAAGGGCTTTTGCCATCAGCCGGATATGGGTCTTCCGGTTCATGACCCAGAACACACGGCCGTCCGAATACTTCGGGTCAGCAATGCCGAGCGCCTCAATCAGCGTGCCGAAGAACGCCGCGCCGGAAGTGGAGTCAATATCCAGTTTGAGGATATGGCTCGAATGCAGATCCTTAAAATCACCCTGGTCGTTATTCCACCACTCAGGCTGCACAGAAGCAGCAAGACGGGTGATAAAACCGACAGGCATTTTTTTGCCTGTGCCGTAAACGATTGCTTTGTCCAGCCCACGTGCGTTTGCTTCGCCCATGGCGTTGAGGATGCTGGTCAGGAGCTGGAGATCCGAGTCATCCTCAAGCACCGCGTTGGAGATGGCAATGTAGCCGGCGAGCATGTAGCCGTCCATTTCCAGCTGAGTAAAATCCATAACAATTTCGTTGATGTTTGCAAGCATCTCAGACCAGACGGCCTCGCAACCAGTTCCGGCGACATTCTGGCGAGCTTTCCCGCGGATGGCCTCACTGTGGACATACGGCCACAGCTTGGAATTCTGATATGTCAGATCGCGCAGGATCTGCATGAACTCGGTCGGGATGCCAAGCTCAGCGCCAGTCACGCTGTTCTGCTGCGCACGGAGCTGGCGGACCCGCTGAAGGAACTCCTTCGTGCTGTCGCGGGTCAGCAGCGCGTCGCGCTCCTGATAGGTGAGGCCGAACCAACGGCGCTCCGGGTTGTTGATAGGCATGGAATGATTACTCCTTTCGGTGTTGGTGGTTCCGGTCGGCTCTGCCGCCGGGGGATCAGATGCGGGCGGCGTCTGCGCTTCTTCCAGACTGCGGATTTCTTCGTTGATCTCGTTGATCCGTTCCTGCACACGGGTGATGTCCGCTGCGTTCGCGCTGCGCTCCTGCTCAAAAGCATTCACAGCGGCCTCAACGACGCTGCGCTCCTCATCGGTCTGCGCCTCGGCGATGTCATGCTCCAGCTCCGCTTCGCGGGCCGCGAAGCCATCGCGCGTGGTTTCGAGCGTCTGAAGCTCAGTCTGCAGCGGTGCAAGACGGCTCCGCAGCAGCAAAACTTTTAATGCCATTTACTATGTACCTCCCAGTTTCTTTTTCATGTCGCTGCGCCAGGCCTCGGCGCGGCGTTTTTCAATTTCGGCCAGATCCTGCTTGCGGGCGCTGACGGACGTTTCCGTGTAGGCCGGAAACGTACAGACAGACACTTCGTAGAGAGGATCGACCTCTTCGATTTCCCAGCGGCATTTCCCGCCGCCGAGATCCACAAATGTTTCTCGCTTAATGTCAAATCCAAACGAGCACTGGTCAACGTCACCCCGCTGGACGCGGGCGTAGAGGTTCATGGCGTCAACGTCGTCCCGATTGATTCTGATGCTGCCCCAGAGGCCCCGCTCATCCTGCCGCAGCGTCAGCGTGCCGGCCTTCGTCCGGCCGAGCACAAGACTGGAATCGTGGTTGATGAGCGCCCGGACATCTCCGGAGACGGAATTGGTAAAAGCGCCCGGCTTTACGATCTCGCTCGCGCCTTCCCAAAGCGGGTATTCGCTGTTGAAGACGGAGAAATAACCTTCGATGAACAAGTCATCGTTGGCCGAGCGCGTCTGGAACTGCTGGGCTACGCAGCGCACCTGCCGCTGCTGGCGTTCATTCGGCATTGCCGTCGCCTCCTTCTAGTTTTTTCTGGTTGCCGATCATACCGCGAGGGATGTAGTTTTCGAGAATGACCAGCTCGTTCAGGCCCTTGCGTGGGCTGAGGCCGAGCCAATCGCGGGCCTCGTTGCCGTCCATCAGGCCGCGGATGTACTGATCGTCGGCCACGCTGGCCAGCTCCTGCAGCGTGTAGCTGTAAAGCCGGCGTGTGGACATCTGGAAATACATCTCCTCGGAGATCAGCAGCTTCCGCGTCAACTCCTGGCAGATGATGTTGGAGATAGTGACTGCCGTGGTGCGGATCATGTGGTTGTGCTCCGCATCGGAATAACTGCCGACGCCGACCATGTACGGCGTCACGCCGACCAAAGACGCGACCTCGCGTTTGTCCAGTTCCACGCTGTCCTTGATGGCCAAATCGGTCAGGCTGAGCGGCTTGACCTGCTGCACCTCCATCAGCTCTGCGGGAATGATCCACGGCTCGCCTGCGGTGCTTCCGGACATATACTGCTCGACCAGCCGCTTGCGGCCTGCCTCGTCTGCAAATTCATTGGCGAGTGCGTCCACCTTGACGATCACGCTCGGCTTCCACTTGTCGGACATAAACCCCTTCTTAGTGGCCGCCGCCTGCCGGAGGTTGGCGGTGACGTCGCGGAGGCTGACCCTCAGGCCGATGCCGCGCCACGGCTGCGCGGGGTCCGGCCAGCGCTTGAAATGTAGAACGCTGTCTGACGAGTAGCGCTGCCCCTGCCAGATCACGTAGTAGGTTTTTCCGTTGTCCTCGCTCATGGCGTAAGCGTCCGGCATGGGTTCCAGCTCGCTCAGGAGGCCACGCTCCGTGTGCGGCAGGAGGAAGGCACTTCCGGTCGAGGTAGTCAGCATCGTCCAGACGATCCAGGAGATCAGATCCTTGCGTGTGCCGTGCCGCCATGGGGAGATATCCATAAATCGCGCAAGCTGATTTCTAACGCGGACGTCGCCGTCGTCGGTGTTCCGCATGAGCTGGATCGTCGCGTTTGAGATGATATCCGCAAGGCCGCCGATCGCTGCGAGCACGTCCGGACTGTCGATCAGCCGCGTATATCCAGGCACAGAGAGTGTGTCATTATTGACCGCGCCGATCATCCATTTTTGCAGCGCCGAGCTTGTGCATCTGCGCTGCGGTGTCACTCTCAATCCGCATCACCATCCTTTTCCTTTTTGTCATACCAACCGGCAGCCTTATTGCTGGCGGTCAGATCTTCGAGATAAGCACAAACCGCGAACACCGACGCATCAAAGAGGTCGATGCGGAGGTTTGGCTCGATTTTTTGATACATGACCATGTCGTCAGCCTTCTCAATTCCGGCGACATTCTGCACGCAGTACTCATAGGGTTCAGCGTGCATGTAGTAGAGCGTTCCTTTCTTGGCGCTGGCCTCCAGGTAGCGGAAACCCTCGGATTTCCGTGTGAACAGCTGCGGCTGATCCTTGATGGGAAAGCGTTCCTTCTGCATTTCGACGAAATATTCGCGGCAGAATTTTCGGTCGTGTCCGATGCGGCGGATCTTAAACCCATCGGCGCGCAGTTTTTTGTACCATTGCACCACATCGTGGTGATTTGTGACCTTGTCGTTTGTCATGTCCAGCCAGCCGTCCTCCTGCCAGCCGAACAGCGGGATTTGATCCTGCTGCGCCTTGACGATGGCGGCCGGCCGCGGGAACCATGCGTGCGGAATAATAATGTCTACGCCTTTGTAGTGGCCGAAGAGGCAGCCGGCCGTCAGGTCGTGCAGCTTCGAAAGGTCTGTGCCGCCATACCAACGGATAGGCAGCTTCGCGAGTTGCCGATAGTTCCAGTCGTACTTCTCGTCGCTCTTGCGGAACTCATGGATGTCAAACCATGCCTTGATCGCGTTCGTTGTGACGTTTAGCGATTTATTGAGGAACTCCGGCCGGAGCGCCGGGTTTTCAGCGGCCATAGCCGCGTCGTTGATCATGTCCTGCGGGCGGATGGAGTAGCCCCAGCCCGGCGAGGCTGCTTTCAGCACAGCCGGATCATGCAGATCAACGTCTCCGTTCTCCAGTGTCGGCGCGGAGCAGAGGAAGCAGAAGATGCTGTCTGCTGCATCGCCCGTGACCGTCCCGCGCAGAATTTTCCGGCAATATTCGAGATGGGCGAGCAGGAAGCCTCTGGCGTTCGGACCGTTGGACGAGATCACGATGACGAGCTTGTTCGTATATGCCTTCGTTGCATCCTTCAGAATCTGATACTGCTGCGGACTTTTGTAGGTGTGCGCTTCGTCGGCAATGACGATGTTGCAGTTGAAGGAGTCCTGTTTATCAGGATTCGCGGCCAGCGCGTCGATGGATACCATGCCGCTGCCGATATCGCCGGAGATCGACCGCTCGGCATTATTGTCGATGACGCGCAGACCCTGCACAGGATCATCGTCCGTTGTGATCTGCAAGCGGGCGAGGTTGTACTTGAGGAAATTGAAAACCTCTTTTGTCTGCCGCAGCGCACCACCAACGGCATAGACCTTGGAGCCGCTGGCTCGTTCATGCAGCGCCAGCGCAAACGCGAGCGCTGCGGCGAAGGTCGTCTTGATGTTTTTTCTAGGGATGAAGTCGACAGCCTCCTTGAAACGCCGGATGTTCGTCCCTGGGGCATAAAAGCCGAGAAGGTTGTAGACGATGAACTTGTGATAAGGGAGAAGCAGGAACGGCGTGCCGCGCAGCGGCGTTGCGTCTAAAAATTCTCCCTGCTGGTGGCAGAGCATTGTCTCGATGATGGCGATGATGTCGTTGGCCGGTTCCGTGCGGAACTCCCATTTTCCACGGTCGAGGTCTGCAACGTATCGCTTGCAGGCGAGCACAGCATCCTCGCACAACCCGGACTCTCCGGACAGGACGGATTCCACGAAGGAGTCCACCTCGCGCTGATACTGCGGGCCGTGCTCAACAGCGTGGTCGTGCGCTGCGGCAAGCATTTGCTCGATCCTGCTGTTGCCGAGGGCAGAGGGCTGAAGCTTCGACCTGGCCTTATTCAGGCCGGTCGGCGTCAAGCCGAGCTGATTGCGGAGAGACTGCACCGTCGCGCGCAGATCTTCGACCGCCGTCCAGTATGGGCTTTTGGCCGTGTACTCCGCGCCGGTCTTGTTGACCATGGTGCAGATCCGCTGCCCGCCCTGTTTCTTCCACTCCTTCTCTGCGCGGGAGAGTTCGCGTTCCGTCTTGGCCAGATGCTTGATCGTCGGCTCGAATATCTCGTTGTAGGTTCCGACCAGCTCCATGTCCTTCCGGATCATGTCCTCTCTGGCCAACAGATCACCTCCAGTGTGCCGGGGACTCCGCCAGGCACGGCGAACCGTGCCCAGTTAGGAGGATTGGAAGATGAAGGCATTACGATGGCCCAATATCGCAGATGCCCGGCGCAGCCTCCGGCATTCACGCAGGCGCGTCGTTTGCGCCCGCGCCGCATGATTCAATTTTTGCGCGCACCCGCGCGCCTCAGGCTTCCTCGCTTACCCCCTCCGCCCGTTTTCCCGCCGTCGGAAAAGGGGGCCCACTCCGGTGCTTTGGTCAGAACGGCGGCGGCGCGTTGGGAGGGGGGATCACTCGCCGCTGCCACGCGAGGCCGCGATCGGTCAGCTTGCCGGTCACGCGGTCGTGGAAGCTGTTGTGCGCTGCCTGACTCACAGCGATCAGATTCCAGCCGCACCATTGCCAGCCGGGGAAATCTTCCACCGGGTAGACGTGATGGGCAACGGTCGCCAGCTCGTTTTTGCCGAACCTTGCAGCCTCTCGGCATCGGCACTTGTCACGCCGGAGCACCGCGTCGCGCAGGTGCAGCCAGCGTTTGCTTTTGTAATCCATGGACAAACAAAAAGCGCCATGACCTCACGACGGAGATCATGGCGCTCATGCCATCCGGCTATCACCTCGGGTGCAAAACAAAAGCGCCAAACGATTCTCCGTTTTCACGGTCAAATCATTTGGCGCTGGCACTAACTCGATGGTTTTGGCTCTGGCTCATATTCACGATCGACTCTCGCTTGCACAGCTTGCAGTACAGCGGGAAGTCTGTCAGCACGGTCGTCGGCCGCACACGCTGCTGCGTCGGCCGCCCGCACAACGGGCAAATCAACTTCCCGTCTGCTGACACTAACAGTATATCACGCCGTTTCTCAGATTGCAAGTCCTTTTGTCGCTCCTTCCAAGTATTTATATATTGTTTCAAGTCAAAATATAGATATTAAGTTTGTAAAGCCGGGATTTCGAAGTCGTAGGTCACAAAGGTTCCGTAACAGTTCTCGATGCGTTCCGGGAACTTTCCACCTTCGAAGGCCGAAGCGCCCGGCGGCGGCGAGTAGTGCTCGCCCGGTGCAAGCTCAATGTCGTGCCGCTCCGGCTGTACCAGCCCGATACTTGGTGTCCACATCCGAGCGCCAACCCGGAGTTTGCCGGTCTTGCGCGGCTCCTTGGTCATGTACTGCGCGACAGCTCGATAGCCGCCGAACTCTTCAATGCTCACCACATCGACAAAGCCTTTGCCCCACAGTTCACGGAATAGGGCGATGTCGTTGCCCGGCGCGCGCTTGGTCACGAAATGGTGATGGATGCGATGATCTCCGTGCAGACCCTCCATGACGTACACATAATCAAACGGGAGGTCCTCCGCCCGGCGCGCCTGCCGCAGCTTGCGGAAGTAGGCCGGCTGATTCTTCCGAGCCGTCTCATAGTTCGGTGGGAGGAAGTCCTCGTCATAGGTCAGCGTCACGAACCAATCATCCAGTGCAAAGTTCGCGTAAAGCAGAAATTCCAACCGCATGCAGGCAGTCTTAATGTTTACGGCCTCCCGTACAAGGCTCGTCTCAAATTGCCGCGACGCCCGTGTCCGCTTTTGCTGCGGAGCCGCGGCCAGCTCAATGGCTCGGAACCGCGTCCCGGCCTGAAGCTCTATCACTCGACTCATGTTATCATCCCTTTCTTTGTGTGCCAGCCCGGAGATCCGGGCTGGCTATATCGTCCGGCTGATCCTCCCCGCCACGGCAATGGCATCCCGCGCGGGCAAAAGTCCAAATCATTCATGTATCCGACCGGATTGATACCGAGGCCTTGGCTAAATCACAGGATGCCAGATAAAAAGCGTTGGACAAATCTTCGAAAGATTGCGTAGCCCCCAGAGGCGGTGGAACCATAATCCGACGCAACGCTTCAGCGCAGAGTTTGTCGATGTTTGGGGCACCGGGTGTTTTGCGCATGATCCGGTTGGCTTCGTTTCGGCTGACCCCGTCGGCCATCAGCAATTTACAGCATCGTTTCCGCGTCATCTTCATAAACCTCCGTTTCTTCCGATTGCAGCGCGTCCAGCACAGCCTTTGAGCGGCGATACAGGCTCCGCGCCTTGAGCCAGACAACAACGCCCAGCGCGATCCACTCGATCAGCGCCAGCAGATTCAAAATATCAAGGATCATTTTCATTTCCTCCATCCATTAAAACGCCCCCCAAGATTCCCGGCATCATCCCAATGCTGGATTTTCCGGTCGCATGGTATCTTCCGATATTTTCATTTCCTCAATTTCTTGCTTAATTTTCTCCCATTCTTGAGCATACCACTTGTCACTCCGTGCGCGCCGTTCTTCCGGCGTTTCCGCGAAAAGGTCTACATTCTCCGGAATGTCAAGGAGTTTCTTCGCGAATTTCTCCGCCGCAGCCTCCGGCGTTTCCGCGTCTGACTGAAGAAACGCTATCAGCAGCAGCGTATCGAAAACAAGGCCCCAGTCAGCGGCGCTTTCATTCACTCTCCATCCCTCGTTCCCCCTCACAACTCGGCGTCACCAGCCGTTCCCGGTTCTCGCGAATCAGCTTCTCCGCTTCCCGCTTCGCCCGCCGCATCCGCGCCCCGCAGTTCGGGCAGTAAGAAAAGCTGTTTGCTCCGCAGTCAAAGCCACATACAGAGCATTTCACCAGCATTGAACCCGAGATCCCATTGTCACCCCACTTCCCATGCACAATCGGCACAGCGTCTACGACCGGCAGACTGTATAAGTCCTCACGTATCCCCTCGTATCCCCACTCCACTTCGAGGCAATCGATTACTGCATCTAAATCAACTAACCGCACGATCTTCACCTCCATCCATCAGAGCGCCGCATCCGGGGCAGTATTTCGGCAGGCGCTCCGGATCATCCGTCCCGTCGTCGATGCAGTAGTCGCACTCGGAGCAGTGCCACACATCGAAAACCAGCTCGCCATCGGCATAGCCGTCGCCCTCTCCGATCCAGTGTCCATGCCGCACCGGCGCAACGTCGGCGGCGGGCAATGATAAAATCTCACTTGCGATGCAATCCGCCAGTCCAGTATGCCGTCCCAATGCAGATCCGTTCGCAAGCCCGTACTTTTCGGCGATTTTAACCGCATCTGTGCGCTTGATGTAATCAGTCATAATCCATATACTCCCTTCCGATTCTGTTTCGCATTTCATACGGCAGTGCAAGCAGCGGCGTGCATCTACTCAGGATCTCTGCTTTCAAAAGCCGCTCCGCCTGCCGCTTGGTCAGCCGCCGCTCTCGCTTCTTCGGCGGCAGCTCGCCTTTTGCCGCCGCAATAGCGGTCGGGTTGTGCTTATGTTGACCCATCATTTACCCTCCTGTTCCAAGCCTCTGCGGCTTGCTCTTCGGTATCGTAGATATACACGCCACCGACTATGCCGCCGTCCACCTCGTATCCCGCAATCGGACACTCTGGGTTTTCTTCGTGAGTATGCCTGATATTAAAACCCACTCCGCTATAAGGGCTCAACGCATAATCTTCATCGTGAAGATTTCCTTCATCGTCGCACAGGACGATCTTGGCCGAGCCGCCGCAGAACGGGCACGGCTTTAACTTATCCATCCCTCTTACCTCCAAATCAAAAACACAGACAATACGGCATAATGAATGATCTGATCGAGGTGGTACGAAATCTTATAATATCTCGCTTTCAGCGCATCGACGATCATGTGGGAAACGAATACCGCCCCTAATTGCCAGCACCAGCCGAAAACTGCATAGAAAGGAACAACGTAGAGGGCGCAGTGTGCAAACAGGTGATACCAATTCTGGCCTTTTGTTCTTGCGAGGAAATCGTTCTGCAAGCAATAGTCCCCAATCAAATGGCATACGACAAGAAGGAATATCGATTTATCCATCCTTCTTGCCCTCCTCGGTCGGTTTTAGCCATTCACGAATTCGCATCCCGCATGAACAGCAAAGCTCGACGTCTTCCGTGTTTTCGCGATATGCGCCCCTTACGTTTACATACGTTGCCGAACTTGTAGGGTTTATTTCGGCTCCGCATCGGTCGCAGATTCTTTTTACCATCATTTGCCCTCCATTTCTTCAAAGTAGAACTTGATCGGCTTTTCGTTTTCAACGACATTCCCGTAAACCACGCCGACCTTGTAGATGTAGTTCTCGCGGAGCTTGCGCGGAATCTCCGCAATATAGCGCCGGAAGGTTTCCAGTGAGTTTGCCCGCTTGTAGTGGTTGCACATCCGGCAGGATGGCATGAGGTTCGAGAGGTCATCGCTTCCTGCATCCTCATCGTCCCACGCTCGCAGCGGCCGGAAGTGGTCTACCTGCATGTCTCGGATGTCGATAGGCCGTCCGCAGTAGGCACAGTGGCCGTCATACTTCGCATGGACCGCTTCCCGTTTTTTCTTACTGAAGCTCATCCCTTGCCCTCCATTTCCGCCAGCGCCTTTTCAGCTTCTTCGCGCGTCAGGAAAACATTCTTACCGACGTTCCAAATGTCTTGTAAAAGGAATCCGTCAGCTTCAGTGTATGGTTTACTTTTATCCGGGTACGTTTCAAAGGTTCGCTTTAAGCGCCATATCGTATCACCCACCTTGCACGGCAGGACAATCACTCGCCCCTCTTTGTCGGCACACATCAGCTCCACCATGCGCGAGGTCGAAAAGCCGCCCTCCGAAAGTCCTTTTTCGATTTTCGCGCTCTCTTCGCACGCGATGGGCGATAAGCCCGTGTCCTCATAGGCTTTCAGCCGTTCCCATACCTGTTTCTGGCTGCAATCGGTATCGTATGGGCACTTCATGCACGCGCATTGCGCAATCTCGCAGAAGTTGCCCTCAAAGGTCAGTCGTTCCATCATCAATCCTCCTTCGGCTGTTCCGGCAGCGGCATCCAGTGGGTGACCTCCACATCCTGCCCCCATGTATCAAACCATTCGCCGTATGCGTAATTTGCAATGAGTGCATCCCCGTCAGCATTTAGCGCAAGCTGCGGCATATCATACTCTGGCGTTTTTTCTGTCACTGAAATCCACCGCTGCTTCTCCCGCAGCGCTTCAATCTCATTCTGGTCGCGCTCGATCTGGTCAATGCAATGCTTGAATAGCACACCGATGCAGGTCGATTCATCATTTTGCAACTCTACCGGGCACGTTTTGCACGGATAATCGTTGCTGCAATACCGCAGCGCCTTGACCAGTTCTTCCGGTTTCAAATTCATTTCAGCAACCCCGCTTTCCGTAGTCTCTCCACGCTCTTACACCGCTTCTTCGCGTCCGCAGTGTAAGCGTTCCGGTCTCTTTCAGCCCCATTCGTCCGATATTCCGCCTGTTTCGCTTCCTCATAGGCCAGATACGGTGCACACTTCGCGTGACATTCCGCCGTCCGTCTCGGGCAGTCCCTCTCACATGGCGGCTTCACCATAGCGCCTCCTGCATTTCGTCCTCGGACTGTTTCGCATGAACTCCTGCCAGCATTTTTTCTTGTGCAGCTTTGTAAAAGTTCCGGTCGATCTCAAATCCAAACGCATTTCGCCCAAGCTCGGCAGCCGCGCGAAGCGTCGAACCCGAACCGCAGCACGGGTCAATGACCGTCTCGCCGGGATCGGTAAAAATCTCGATCAACCGCTTCAGCACGCCGACCGGCTTCTGCGTTGGGTGAATCTTCGGAATCTCCTTGCTGTCGCGTTCCCATGCGAACCAGTCAAAAACCATCTTCCCGGTTCCACGAATTGGCTTGCCGTCCTCTCCAATCTGGCGCCCGTTGTTGAACTTCGGCAGCTTGTCCCGGTAGAGGACGATTGCAAACTCCGTCGCACCGACAATGCGCATATTCGCCTTGAGCACCTGCGCGGAATAGTTCTTGCAGAAGAAGATCGGGAACCAGTTTTTGAACCCGTACCGTGCGCCGTATTCCGCAACCGTATGTATCTGGTCGAACGCGCAGAAGACGATCATCGCCGGTGCCTTGCCCTTTTCCTTCGGTTCCGGCTTCAGCAGCCGGGAGCAGAAGTGCATATACTCGGCAATTTTGAAATAACCGTCCGAATTGAAGAAGCTCTTTTTTGCGAACTTGCTCTCACCGTTGGAATTGTCCCCGCCGTTATACCACATGGGATTGGAACCGTAGGCATCCGCCCCGATGTTGTACGGAATGTCCGCAATCACAAGCTGCGCCTTTGGAATCCCATATTTGCGGTAATTCTGG